TGCTGCTGGGCGAGCTGGCGCAGCGCGGCCACGGTTTGCGCCTCGCCCTTGCCGCCGAGCGCATGCACGCCCAGACGCCCGCCGATGTTCGCCAGGGGAAGGATGGCTTCCTCCCCCGCCTCGCCCATCTGGCCGATGTCGAAGAAGGTCGGGCGCGTGACCACGCCGTTGCTGAATGCGCCGCCGCTCGCGAAGCGCTTGATGCCGATGCCCTCGAAAAGGCTGTCGATGTAGTCCTCGGGCATCTCGTAGACGCGCGCGATGTCCGCGTTGCTGATGCCCGAGCCGTACAGTGCGGCGTTGATGTGCTGAAGCGTGCTGGCGTCGTCATGGCCCAGGCCACGCTCTTGCGCATACTTGAGTTGCTGGTCGATGCGCCAGCGGATGTCGGCATCCCGGTCATAGTTCCCGCCCTCCGAGCCACCGCCAGGCCCTGAGACGAAGCCGCCACCGCCGCCTCCACCGCTGCCGCCGCTCCCGCCGCTCCCACCGCTGGCGTCCTTCCCCGTCTCTTCAAACATCCGCTCATAGAACTCGCGCACGGCGCTTTCAACGTCGCGCACGGCCACCGTATTGCCTCGGGCCGCATCCAGCGCTTCGCGGCCCAGCCGCGAAATCGTGTCCAGGCGGTCCACCTCGATCCGGGCCTGCTCCAGCAGCAGCTCGGACACGTCCGCCTGGGCTTCGCCGTTGTCACCGATGGCGTCGAGCTTGTTGGCGAGGATGAGCTGCGCGGCCTCGTAATCCAGCCGGTTGGCGTAGGCGCTGGTGCCCATGCCCGCGCGTGCATCTGCGACGGCCTGGCGCAGGCCCTCGGCATCGGGGAGCTGGCCGCCGCGTGCGGCGGTGAGCGCGTTGTCGATCCATGCATTGGCCTGCGCGGCCGACATCGCGGCAGCGCTCGCAACCTGGCCGCGCAGCTCGCGTGCCTGATCGCGAGCGATGTCCACGACGGCACGGGCCGTGGCGAGGCGTTCCTCGCGCAGCGCGACCTCGGACTGCGCGGCGTCGCGCGCGGCCTGGACGCTCTTTTGCAGGGCAGACCAGGCGGCATCGGTCGCGGCTTTGCGCGCATCGGCCTCGGCCTTGGCCTGGCGCTCTGCAGCCTCCTCCTGGGCCTTGGCGGCATCCTCGGCAGACCGGGTGATCTGGGCCAGCGAGCCCTGCAGGTTGAGCAGCGCGGCCACCGTGGGCGCGCCTGCGGCGCCCAGGGCAATGTTGGCGTCCATCAGCGCGCGCAGCTCGTCGCGGGACCGGGGCAGCTCGTACCCGAGCGCCGCGAATTGGGTAGTGAGGTCACGGGTCAGCGCCGCGCTGCGCTCACCCTCGGTGTAGTAGTTCTGGTAGTAGCTGCTGGTGAGCGCGGCGAGGTTCTCGGCGCCGCCTGTGGCCCTGAGCAGCGCGGTGATGGCGTCATTGGCATAGCCCGCGAAACCCTGGATGCTGTTGCCCAGGTTGGCGAACAGGGCTTGGACTTGCCCGATCTGCTGCACCACGGGGCCGAGGGCTTCCAACGTGGGGGAGTCGCCCAGCGCGTCGAGCATCTCGCGCGCCCACTCTGCATCTCCGATGGCCGTCTTGAGGGCATCACGGGCGCTGGCGGCGATGGCGGCGAAGTACTGCCGCTGGCCTTCTTCCCCATCTGCAAATTCCCTCGGCGCCCAGCGGCTGGTCTGGGTGTCGGCCCAGTTCAGAATGGACTTGTCGCCCAGCCGGATCATGAGCGAGCCCCAGGCACCGTCCTTGGACGAGTCGTCGGCGAAGGCCGTCGCTGCGTAGTACCCGGCCTGCTGCCCGAAGGAGGTCGCCGTGGCGTCCAGCAGGCCTACGAGCGTTTGTGCGATGGAGGCACTTTGCTGCTCGACGCTCTGGTCGTAATAGCGCGAGTTGACGCCGAACGTCAGGCCCTGGTCGAGCACGCCCAGGCCCGTGGTTGTGCCGCCCGCTTCGCTGTAGCTGGCCGCGCCCCCGATGTGCGGAGTGGAGCCCTTGAACACCCCGCCGAGGCCGCCCAGCAGTGCGATGCCGGCCAAGGCCCAGCCCCAGCCGGGGATGGCGCCCAACGCGCCCGTCAGGCCGCCCCCGGCTGCGGCACCCGCTCCGGCCCCTGCGCCCACGCCACCCGCCGTAAGGCCGAGGCCACCGCCTGCGGTCAGTCCAAGTCCGCCACCCGCCGTAAGGCCCAGACCCGTTGCGCCCGAGCCGAGCGCATACATGGAACTCGCGCCGCCAAGGCCAAGCCAGCCGCCCGCTGCCGTGAGGGCATTGCCCAGCACGCTGTTGCCGGTCGCCAGGGCATAGAGACTGCTCGCGTTGCTTGCCATGCCGAGCAGGTTTCCGGCGCCGCCGCCATTTCCGCCCAGCAGTGCCTGCAAGCCGCTCCCACCGATCAGCCCCATCATGTTGCCGACGATGTTCACGACGAATGGCTCGGCGAACGCCTTGTACAGCTCGTTCGCGACGGTCGTTTTAAACGTCGTCGCCATGCTCTTGTTGAAGGCGTCCCACGCATCCTCGCCCCGATTGAGCATGTCGGCGAAGCCCTGGCGGAAGGTGTCGTTGATCTGGTCCACCGTGCGCGTGGTCTCGCGCGCATAGACGCGCCCCACCACGGCCGCCTGGGCGCGCGCGGCGGCTTCGCTCGCTTCGGCCTTGAGCTTTTCCGCGCCGGCCCGGTCTGCAGGGTTCTTGGCGTCGATCTCCTCCAGCCGCTTCTTGAGGTCGATGGCGATGCGGTACTGCTCCAGCGCGATCTCGCGCTCGCGCTGCGACAGTGTGGTCAGGCTCAGCTCGAACTGGGTGGCCGCGTTGGCCTCATCGATGGCCTTTGCATAGTCGTGCACCATGCGGGCCGATTCGTTGTAGCCCTGCACCTTCGCAAGATCGCGTATCGCCTGGGCCTGTTCGCGCAGGGCCTTGGACGCACGGCCCGTCAGGTCGATGCCGGCCATCGTGACGGCCTGGCGCTCCAGCTCGGCGGCGGCGTCCTCTACGCGCGCCTGGCGCAGCGCGCCCAGGGCCGCGCCGGTCTTGCCGATCTCCAGCGTGTCCAGCCTGGCAACGCGCAGGTTTTCCTGAGCCTCGCGCGCGGAGCGCTCATAGCCTTCGATGCGCTGCTCCAGCGCCTCGGCCGCCTGGGCGTCCAGCTCCTGCTGCTGGCGCGCGGCCTGGACCTCGGTGTTGGCGCGCCGTTGCGCCAGCTCGGCCAGCTCGCCCTGGATGTTGGCCTGCTCCTTGGCCGAATCCTTGCGCCCCTGCAGCAGGGCCAGCTCGGCCTGCAGCGCCGCGCGCTGCGCGTCGATGTCGGCGAGCTGCAGGGCCGTGCGCCGCTCCAGCGCCTCGGACTCATCGATGGCGCCGCGCTTGCGCAGCGCGTCCACCTCGGCCAGGCTGTCTGCGGTCTGCGCCGCGAGCAGCTTGTAGCCTTGCTTCGTCGCGGCGATCTCGGCATCGATACCCTGCGCGCGGGCGGTGGCCGCGCTGGCGCCCAGGTCCTTGATCTTCTTGTCGCGCTCGGCCGCGAGCTGGCGCTCGACCTGGTCCTGCTCGGCCTGGGCCTGGCGGATTTTCTCCGGATCGGTGCCTCGCTGCTCCAGGGCGGTGCGGTACTGCTCCCACGCGCTGCGCGAGGCCGACAGCTTGTCCGAGTACTCCTGCTGGATGGCGATGGCGGTCTTTACGCCGTCGTTGGCCTTGCGCCATGCTTGCTCTGCGCCTTGCACCGTGAGGCCGAGCTTGCCGGCGCCGGTGGTCAGGCTGGTCTGCGCTTCCTCGGCGCTCCTGATCTTGCCGGCCAGTGTGCCGTACTGCACGAGCAGCTTCTGCAGCAGCTCGCGGCGCGCTTCCTCTGGCAGGCCCTGGCCCCCGGTCGGTCCCTTGCCGGCCTGCAGGTTGTCGATCTGCGCCTGCAGCTCTGCCAGACGGTCGGTCGCCTCGCCGCTTTGCTTCGCCAGGTCGCCCATGCCTGCAGCGGCCAGCGCGTTGCGCTGCTGCAGCTTGGCGATCTGCTTGTCCAGGTCCGCGATGATCTCGGGCGTGGTGCGCGCCACGGCGCCCTGCACCTGGCGCTCGGCATCGGAGCCCTTGTTGCCCCACAGTGCCCAGGCGGTCGCGCCCAGCGTCACGGCCGTGGTGACGATGCCGATAGGGCCGCCCAGGAAGCCAGCCACCCCGCTGAGCGCACGCCCGGCCACCGAGGCCGCGCCCTGCGCCGCCGCCAGTTGCGCGGCCGAGGCCGAGGCGGCGTTCTGCGCTGCCGTCTGGGCCGTGGTGGCCGCTGCAATGGCAGCCTGCACGCCGGCCTGCTGCTTGCCCAGCGTTGCCAGCTCGGTCATCAGCACGGCATGGCGGGCCTGCGCGGCGGTCAGCGCCTGGGTGCCCTCGCGCACGGCGGCCAGCGCAATGCTCTGTGCGCCAGCGGCGCGGGCGGCGGCGATCTGCGCCTCGGCCTGGGCCATGGTGGCACGCACCGCGTCCATCTTGGCCACGACCTCGGCACGCGCCACAACAATGGCCTCGCGCGTGGTGTTGAGGGTGGCGATCTGCGTGGCCTGCGCCGCCACGTCGGCCTGAGCCTGCGCGGCCTTGGCCGACAGCTCGGACAGGTAGGCCGCCAGCTTCTGCTTGCTTGTGAGAGCGACCTCCACGTTGCCGGCCGACTCGGCCGCCGACTGCACGGCCGCCAGGCGCGACGCCTGCGCCGCCTCGACCTTCGCGACCGTGGCCCGCGCCATGTCGGCCACGAAGTTCCCCAGCTTCATGCCCATGTAGGCCGACGCCAGCATCGTCACCGCTTCGCGGTGTTCGTAGAGCCCAACGCCCAGCTCGCGCAACGCTCCCACGCCGGTGACCGCCATCTCAGACAGTTCCCGGATGCCCGCGACCAAGTCTTCGTTGAGTGTGACCTTCTGGTTAGCGTCAATGGTCGAGAAGAGGCTGGACACTTCACCCAGCGCAGCCTTGGATGCCGTGATCAGTGGCTCCATACCTTCGGCCGCCACACGCGTGGCGCCTTCTCGAATCTGATCAAGCCTGCCTTTGAAGGTATCGCCGAACGCATTGCTCGACTCCTCGAAGCCCTGCAGTCGAGACATCAGGAATGCGAACAGCCCCTCGCTAGACGCCTTGGCTTTCGCTATGTCCGAGTCCTTGAGCCCCAGCGCATTCGCCAGCGTCGAGCTGGCCGGCTGGATGCCGCCCGCGACCAGGTCGCGCAGTTCCTGCACCACCTGGCTCGCGTCCAGGCCCATGCTCTTGACTGCGTTGGTGCCGACCACGGTGAGCTGGCGGATTTCGTCCAGCGTCATGCGCGCGCCCAGGCCGGGGGCCAGCAGCGCCTGGAACACCTGCACCAGCTCCTGGCTGGTGGCGGCAGTGCGCAGCGCGTCGTCGTTGAGCTGCTGGATGTACTGGACGGCGAGCTGCAGGCCCCGGTTGTAGTCGAGCTGTTGGCCGTTGATGGCCGTCATGCTGCCCAGGATGCCGGCCATGCCGACCTGGCTCACCTCCAGGTTCTTGGAGTAGTCGAACGCATTGCGCGGCAGGGCCGTGAGCGCGTTGCTGATCGCCTCGATGCCGTTGCTGACGATGTGCAGGCCGGCCGCGCCCTGCACGATGTCACGCACCGACATGCTGACCTGCGCCAGGCTGCGTGTGGCGCGCGCCGCTCCCTGCTCGGCGCTGGCGCCCAGGTTCACGAACTCGCGCGCGGCGCGTGGCAGCTCAGTCGTCACCGACTGGGCGTCCACCACCATCTTGATGCCTACCTGGCGTACCGCGCTCATTTGTTTTAAAGTCCCTGTATGTTCAAGTTCCTGACCGGCTTCTGGCTTCCCGTCCTGTTCCTGCTGATGGTCTTCAAGGCATCAGCTACAGGCGTGTGGCTGGTATTGCCCCTGGTGCTCGTGCCGGCCTGGCTGCTGTACTGCCTGATGTCCAGCCGCTGACCGCCACCGTCTCCAGGAACCAGGCCGGGCAATCCGGCCTGTTTCATTTGCGGCGCTGCTGGTTGAGCAGCTTCACGGTCTCCTGCTCCAGCACCTGGAGCTGGGCGAACACCTCGGCCTCCCGCTCCTGCGGCACCCCATAGCGCCGCATCACGACCTCGACGCCGGGGTAGTTGAGCCCCTCCCACACCACGCCACCGCCCAGCGGGATCGGCGTCTTGACCCATTGCGAGCCACAGCCCAGGTACACGTCCCAGGCCATCGCGTGCTCGGGCCACAGCGCGTAGTCCTGCGGGCGATCGCGCTGGTGTTGCGGAGGAATGAGCCGGTTAAGGTCCACCCCGAGCAGTGCGGCGTCGGCCCGCAGGTCGTCATCGACTACGTGGCGGCGCGCGCCGTCTCGGCCGAAGTGGTGCCGGACGGCGCCGCGGAGTTTTTTTGCGCCGCCTCGCGCTGGTTGACAAAGAAGTGGTCGAACCAGCACACGGCCATGGCCTGCTCCAGACCCGGATAGGCCTGGTTGGTCGAGCGCCGCTCTTCATGGCTGTAGGGCACCGCGTTACCGTTCTCATCGAGCATGCCGCCCCAGCCCGCGACTACCTTGTCGAGTAGCTCGGCATTGCTGAGACGGCGGTGCTCCTGGGTGGGTGCGGCGTCCGCCTTGGGCGCGGGCACCTCGACCACATAGCCCAGCGTGTAGCGCTTGTGCAGCTCGTCGCGCTCGCCCTCGGGCAGGCGCTTGAAGATGGTGTCGAACTTGTGCACGTGGAACGTGCCGTTGTCGTCGGGCAGGAACAGCTCGGCGGGGCAGGTGACTGTGGGCTTGAGACCGGAAATCTTGACGGCCATGGTTTTCCTCTTGCGGTTGGTGGTGGGTGGTGGGTGGACTGGGGAGCCGCCGCGCCGGTCAGCGCACCACGATCTCCCATTCGTCGTTGCCCAGCAGGGGCACGTAGCGCAGCGGCACCGTGATCTGCTGGACACCGTCCGACTCCCCGAAGGTGGGCTTGCCAAGCTGCACGTTGGGCGCGATCAGCTCGATCACGTTGGTGGCGCCGGGGCCGTGCTTGAACGCGATCGGGCCGCGCGTGGACTGGCGGGCCAGCTCGACCCAGTTCTTGTCGGATACGCGGGTGTTGTCGAACGTCACGCTGCCGGTGCTCTTGCGGCCGGTGATCTCGACCGTGTCCACGTTGATCAGGTCGCGCTTGATGACCGTGTTGCCGAAGTCGAAACTGAATGCGCTGGCCGCCACTGCCGTGCCGTGCAGCGACAGCGTGGTGTTCGCCTTGTTGACGCCGAACGGGTCCTGGAAGGCGGCATAGGAAGCGGCAGGCAGAGGGGCATCGGTGGCCGCCTGGTAGGTGCCCGTGATCTCGAACTGCCATTTGGCAATCGTCTTGGCGTCGCCAGCCAGCTTCGTGTTGATCATGCCGGCCGTCATCTTCTGCAGGTTGCGGCCCACGGCGATGTAGATCGTCACGCTCTCCAGCCCATCGGTGACGGGGGCGAAGCGCACGTCGGTATCGTCGTTCACGGTCACGCTGGTGGCCGAGGCGCGCAGCAGCGCGTCATAGCCGGGCAGCTCGCCGGGCACCGCCACGCCCGCCGCTTCCACCGAGAACGACAGCTTGGCGTACTGGGTGACCATGGTGCTGCCGCCGTCGCCGAAGTACGGGCGGATGTTGTTGCGCTCGATCTCGTCGCCTTCCAGCGGCGTGAAGGTCACATCGCTCACGAGGATGGCGTTGGCCGCGCCCGTGGGCAGGGCGTCGGTGCCCTTCGTGGTTTCGACCTTGGCGAGGATGATGGTCTGGTTGATGAAGATCGGATCGGACATGGCCGTTTAATTCCTGTGCGTGTTTGTTGATGGGGGCCGCTCAGTCGGCTGCGCGCCGGGTGCGCTCGATCAGCGAGCGGGTGCCATCGGCTTTGCGGCGGTAGAGGCCGCCCCGGCCGGTGTGCTCGTCGCGCGCCGGCGCCTGGGCCGCCGGCGAGGCGGTCGCCGGGGCATCAGCCACGGGGGCATCAGCTCCAGCGCCAGCGACAGTTGCTGCGGCTGCGGCCGGCTGCGCGGCTTGCTGGCCTTCTTGGGCTTGCGGCGCTTGCGCGTCGTCACGGGTGGTGGCATCGGGCACCTTCTTCAGCTTGGTGGACTTGGTCACGAGTAGCTCCAGGTTCTGAGTTGCAGGACAACGGAGTGGCACAGCACTCCCGAGAAAAAAACCGGCCCCGCATCCACGACCTGCACGCCATCGGTGCTGTCGTCGCGGCCGGCCAGCGGGCCGGGCTGGCACACGCCGCCCAGGGTGGGATCGGCACGCACCACGGCGCGGAACTGCTCAACCAGGCCGTCGAGCACCAGCTCGGTCGCGTCCGCGTCGCGAAAGGCCAGGTAGCCGCGCACCGTCCAGGTGTGCACGTTCACGGTGCGGCGAAGGTTCGGGCTGTGCTCGGCCGTGCTGCTGCGGCGCAGCCACCAGCCGCGGATGTGCGGGTCTGCAGGCGTGCTGCCAGGCGGCGGCGTGTAGACGTAGAGGTCGGCGAACTCGCCGTTGCTGTCGGCGTGGCGCTCGCGGTCGTGGACGATGCCGATCTCGGGCACCGAGGCCAGGGCCGCAACGATGGCGGCGCGGTGCTGGGCCAAGGTGCTCATGCGGCACCTCCGGCCAGGCGCTCGGCCACGCGGCCGGCCGCGCTCTCGAACATGCGCAGCACCTGGCCCTCGGTGGCGGCGATGGCCTGCTCCAGGGGGCGCTGCGGCGCGGTGCCCTTGCGGGCGATCTTGCGGGCCACCAGGAAGGCCACGCTGCGCTCGCGCTTGGGTTCCACGCCCAGCACCGCGCGCACCCAGGGCACCAGGGCCTCGACGGGCGGCATGTGCGGCTTGGTGCCCAGCTCCACGAACATGAGCGAGGGCTGCGAGCTGCCCACGGTGCCGATCACGCCCACGGGCGTTGAGAATGCGTCGCTCGTGATGCTGGCGGCTGTCTTGCCCGTGGCCTTGGGCGTTTGCTCCTTGGCCTCGCGCTCGACCAGCAGCGTGGCCTCGGTCATGGTGCCGAGCAGCTCGCGGCGCGTGGCCTCGGGCGCCTGCTCGAAGCCGCGCAGCAGCGCGGCCAGGCTGGGGATGGACAGGTGCAGGCTGCTCACAGCACACCTCGCGTGAGCTGGTGGCGGCGCCGGCCCGGCCAGGACACCACGGCGGCGGCAGCGGCCTGGCCGCCTGCGGGCGAGCCTGCTGGGGCGAACGGATCGGCCTGGCTGGTGCCCTGGTAGTAGGCCGAGCGGTATTCCTTGGCGCGCGCCGCGAAGTTGCGGGCGCGGCTTTCGGTGCGAGCCACGTCGCCGCCCGTAGCCGCCTCGCGCTCGCCGCTGTAGCGCGCCGCGAGCTGCTGGCACAGCAGGTGCGCCGCGTACTGGGCGACGGCCAGGCGGTGCTCTGCCGGGATTGTGTCCGCGTCCACGTCGAGCAGATGGGGCACGGCGAAGGCTACACGCACGACAGCGCCGGCAGGCAACGCGTTGATGCACTCCAGGCCCCAGCCGCCAGCGGGCATCCGGTAGGCATCCACGTAAACCGGCGTGCGCGTCTCGATGGGGTACAGGACATGCAGCACCCGCGCCGCATCGCTCCAGCCTTCGGGCACGGGGCCGAACACGCCCAGCGACGGCCAGGTCACATCGTCATGCAGCTCGCGCGGCAGATCGGTGCTGTAGCGCACGCGCGCCTGCTCGATGGCGCGGTCGCGGGTGTCGGGCGTGACGGCCTTGTCCTGGTCGGACACCATGTCCTTCACGAGCTGCTGGTAGTCGGCGAGTGCCATGTTTAAAAGTCGGTGGTCGGGTGGTCGGCTGGGTTGGTGAAGGCTCCAGGTGTGGAGCCTTTACGAACCCACCCCTCGCGGGGCGGGCCGGGCTGCATTCATGAAGGGGGGGCCACCCCCTGGCGCCGTGTGGCGCCCGCTTCTCCTCGGGGTGAGTCCGGTCAGGCCACCACGGCCTTGGTGAAGGCGCGGTAGTCGGTCACCGCGCCGCCGTAGATGTGGCGCAGCTTGTAGGTCAGCTTGTCGGCCGCGAACATGGAGCCCACCGTGGGCGAGTCCTGCACGAACAGGTCGGGCTCCTGCTGGCCGTCCATGAAACCGATCTCGATGCCGGGGATGTCAGCCGGATCGGCGGCGGTGCACCAGTCGTTGGCATCCGCCCAGTACCAGACCGGGATGATGTTCATCGTGAGCGACTGGATGAACGTCTTCTCGTTGTTGGTGGACAGCTTGAACAGATCGACTGCGGCCTCCTGCAGCTCCACCGGCACGACCAGGCGCGAGGGCGTAATGCCGATGCGGTCGTTGCTCGACAGCTCGGTCTGCTTGAGCATCGCCAGCCGGTGCGCCGCGAGCTGCGCCTTGTCCAGCGCGGCCGTGAACAGGTTGCCGTGATCGACGTGGAACAGCGCCTTGGCGTCGTAGATCACCGGATTGGTGCGCAGGAAGTCGAACACGAACTTGGCGAGCGTGCGCTTGGCGGCGCGCGAGAGCTTCGTGGGAATACGGCGGATCGCGCCCACGTCGTCGTTCTTGATCATCTCCAGCGTCACGTCCTCGGTACCGCCCTTCTTGACCGCCTTGTAGGTGGCCTCTTCGTCGCTCGGGCTGGTCAGTGCCTGGTAGTCGGCGCCCTCGGCCACGGTGGGCAGATCGCCGTAGCCGCCCCAGCGGGTGCGGTGCTGCATGCGGAAGTCCGAGAGCGGCACCACGTTGACGATCTGGCGCCAGCCGTCGAAGTCCACCGCAGCGCGGTACTCGGCCAGCATGCGGCGTGCCACGCTGTCGCCCAGCACCTCGCCCAGCGAGGCACTGCCCAGCGATTCGACCAGGCGCGACTGGTCGCACTCGCGCAGGCGGCCGGTGACCAGGCGGTCGCCCGTCATCTCGAAATAGCACTCCTTGAAGGACTGCACGCGGCCGTGGTCCTTGTGGGTGGGGTCCCAGAAGGCATCCAGCATGTCGCGCATGGTCAGGCTGCGGTCGCCCACTGTGATCGCGCCATTGCCGAACATGGGCACGCGCACGGGGCCGCTTTCGGTCAGACGGGCGACATAGCCGCCCTCGGCCGTGATCAGCTCGCCCACGGCGGCCTCGGTGAGCCGGTCTGCGCCGGCCGTGGCGATCTGGGCCACCAGGCGCTCTTTGGACGCCTGGGGCAGCTTGGCCGCGTTGATGCGCTCGCGGGCGGCGCCGCGCAGTTCGAAGACTTGCAGATCGGCGCGGGTCAGCGGGGCGCTATCACCCTGGTTCTGGCCCTGGGCCTCGGCCACGCGCTGGGTGCCAGGCTCAGGCACCAACGGGCCGCACACGGCCTCGTGCAGGGCGACCACCTCATCGTCGGTGATCGTGTCCACGTTGATCGCGGCGTGCTTCGCCGGGTCTTTGGCCTTGACGGCCTCCAGCATGCGTTGCTTCCAGAGAGGCATTGCTTCTTCCTTGGGGTTGGTAGAGGGATCGGCGGCGGCTTCGGTCAGACGATCCAGGCCGCCGCCAGCGCCCGGCTCGACGATCAGATCGACAGAGACCACCTTGGTGAACTTCACCGCCTCGGTGAGGCGTTCCTTGCCCACCTGGCGGGGCTTGGTACGCGCGAAGGCGTCGATGGACAGGCCCAGCAGGCTCTGCATGCCGCGCTTGACGGCCTCGACCATCTTGGTGACGGCCGCGTCGGTGGGGTCGATGGCCCGGAAGGTGCCCACGAGCGCGCCGGTGTCGGGCGTCTTGCCCTCGACAAAGCGCACGCCGTAGATGCCGCCGATCAGGCTGCGCACGTCCTTGCCCTTGCCGGCCAGGTGGTCGGCATCGCTCTTGGCGAACACGCGCACGCCCTCGAACTGGGGCGCAGCCTCGCGCAGCGTGGCATCGGGGTAGTAGTTGCGGTTGCCGCTGCGGCCGGCCTTGACGATGGTGACCTCGATGGAGCCATCGGCCGCTTCGCGGAACACCGCCGCCGCATCGAGAGCGGCACTCTCGCGCACCGCAGCGGCCGGCGCGGGTACGGTGCCCACGGGCGCATAGTCCGCCACCACCTCGGCCGCATCACCCAGCGCCACGGTGTTGTCCGCCGCGACGGTGTAGGCGTAGCTGTACAGGCGCCCCTTGAACGCCACCACCACGCGGTCGGGCCAGATGCCACGCACGTCCACGTAGTAGTCGCCATTGGCCGACAGGCGCAGCTTGTCGCGTACGGCCTGGCGCACTAGGTCGATGAGCTGGCCGTACTCGGTGGTAACAGCCTCGGTGAGGCGTGCGTAGCCGGTGCCAGCGGGGAGGAGCTTCATCGGCATGGCCGCTTACTCGTCCTGGCTGGAGAGCTTCTGGCCGTCGCGGGTCACCACGACGACGTGCGTGCCGTAGTCGCGGCAGGACAGCACCTCGGCGGCCTGCACGGGCACTTCCTTGGCGCGCGCCACCTTGGCGCCGTCCTTGCCGTCCACCAGCTCGGTCACGGTGCGCTTGACGCGCTTGGCGGCTTCGGCAGCGGTGAGCTGCCTGGCCTTGCTGTCGCCCTGGGGCGGGTTTTGGTTCTTGTCCTCGGACATCTGTCACTCCATCGGTGGGCCGCACGGGGCGGCGATTGCGATGGAGGGACTGTGCCGGTGGGGGCACAAAAAACTAAGGCCGACATATGTCGGCCTGAAAAGTAGGGAAGGCGCTTTTTAGGTTACCAGAGGCGCAAGATCAATTGAAATAGCACTACTTCGTCAATAAAGGTCACTGCTTTGAATTTTGGCTAAGCGAGAACAACCCTTCTAGGGCCCGCTTCCCCTCGTCTTCCTGATCCACAAAAGTCTTAATAGTGTTCGCAGGAACCAATGTTAGAAGCACCGTCCACAACTGAAAAAGCGTCAAGGCTACAAGCACCCCATAGGAGATGCCACGGCACCATTCAACACTCAATGGCAGAGGATATTTTTTTGCAATGGGTGCGATCAAACCAATCAACAGGATGGCGCCTAAGATAAGAGTCGAGTTCACGACAGGGCTAAAA